TTAGTAAATCTCAAGACTCCACAGTTCAAGCATTTGACTCGTACATGAACATGCCTGTTGAAATCAACTCATCAGTATTAGCAGCTATGAAAGGCTATTTTACCAACAGAGACTTTGGTGAAGTAGCCGCTGAATCTATTGCTGTTACAATTATTAGACAGGCTAAGCAAGACAATTATAATCCCATGCAAATTTTAGATACATTAAGAGGTCTAGACAATGTACAACTATCTGGTCTAGTATCTGAAATATTAAATTACAATAGATTTAAAAGTAGCAGTCTGGGCTATGCTGATAAACCTCAACCACATCCTGAAATTCAAAGAAACATAGCAGTATGAGCTTAAAGTTTAGCCAAGGGGTTTATAAAGTAAAAAACCCTGAAAAATATATGGGACAAGGTGCTCCTAGATATAGAAGTTCGTGGGAATTTACTTTTATGACTTTCTGTGATAACAATCCTAGCATACAACAGTGGTCCAGCGAAAGTGTAAAGATACCTTATAGAGATCCTCTAACTGGTAAGCACACAGTTTACGTTCCTGATTTTTTAATTTCTTATGTTGATAAAAACATGAAGAAGCACGTTGAGATTGTAGAAATAAAACCTGCTAATCAAACCCTAAAAGAACGTGTAGGTAAAAATCCCTACAACCAAGCACAGTTTATTAAGAATCAAGCCAAATGGTCAGCAGCCGCAGATTGGTGTAATCAGCAGGGTATTAAATTTAGGATTGTCAACGAGAGTGATATTTTCCAGAATGGTGGAAAACGGAATAAGTAAAAATATGACCAAAAAGTTAGAAGAACTCTTAAACATAGAACCAGCCGAGTCTGTTATTCAAGCAGAAGCAGTTGATGTAAGTCCAGTGCCTACAATTAATCTAGAAGAAAAGTTAGAAGAATTTGATAAAATTGCTGCCGCATTACCTCGTGTAAAAGGACTTGGCGATATCAGCGATTCGGAGTTAGATGCACTTGCAGACAAAGCTGAAAAAGCCTACGACGACCTAATGGATTTAGGTATGAATGTAGAAGCCCGCTATGGGTCACGCATGTTTGAAGTAGCCGCACAGATGATGAATGCTGCCATTACAGCTAAAACTAACAAGATTGACAAGAAGTTAAAGATGGTTGATCTACAGCTTAAAAAGCTAGCCATTGATAAAAAACACGGTGAAGGCAACGGAAATACCGTAGAAGGTGAAGGATACATTATCACAGACCGTAATAGCATCTTGGAAAAACTAAAGAATCTTAATAAATAATACACTATGAAATCATTCAAAGAACACCTAACTGAATCTAAAAAGAAGTATGACTTCCGTATCAAGATTGCCGGCGAAATGACCACCGAGCAAGAAGATACAATGAAGAGCTTACTAAGCCGTTTTACTACAGGCAATGCTCCGGCAGGATTCAAAAAATCAAAGACTCCTATCCAAGCACTACCATTAGATTTTCCTCAAATTAAAAATTGTGAAGTTAACATCTACGAAGTTGTATTAGATTATCCAACAACACAATTTGAACTAACAGAATATCTAAGTTCAGGTCTTGGTGTAGGTAAACAACATTTAGTAGTTCGCAGTCCTATGGAACCTACTGAAGAATATCAGAATATTGAGCCAAAGAGAGAAGGCGCTTTGTTAACTGACCCAGATTACAAAGAAGCTCCTAATGCTCAAATGGAAGATTATTACGGTGACAAATATAATAGTGGATTTGTCAAAGAATTGAATGATATCTTAAAACTTCAACGTAAAGAACGTGGAGAAGAAATTCCCACTGAAGGTCCTGCCAAATTTAATACAGATGCAGCACCAGGAACAACTGGCCCTATAAGTGGCAAAGGAAAATAATATGCAAATGATCGACGTACTAAAAAGATTGGCAGAACTCGATGCCGACAATCCTAACATAGTTAAGGAAGGTCTACAAGTTGAAGAATGCGGAATGATGCCAGAAATGATGCCAGGCATGGGCATGGACATTGCTCCAGAAAAGCCATCAATGCCAGCAAGTATTAACATGTCAGCAGGCAGCGGTGATGAACTAAGCAACATGTTAGCTACCATCATGCAACTTGCAGGGCAAAACAAACCTGTATCAGCAGCTCCTCCATTAGACAATGCACCACCTGCACCAGGAGTGCTAGAGCCTGCAGATGGCGGAAGTCCAGCAGACAATATGCGTAGTGTCATTGATAAATTAAATCCAATGAATGGCAGCGACGATGACATGTCAGTAGCACAGGGCGATGTTGACAACGATGGCGACCACGACATGGATGATCATGACGCACAAGACGATAAAGAAGAAGTAGACGAGTATGACAATACTCCAAGCGATCCAAATAAAAAGAATGAGTTTGATGCAAACCAGTTTGCACATCAAGAGAATCAGCCAGGGCAAGGCGATAGAATGGACGGAACAAGTCCAAAAGCATACGCAGATATGAACGAAGCAGTAACAGATCTATTTGCACAGTACAAAAGGTTTGTCAGAGAAAACTGATAAGTTTTACCTTTACCAAATAGACCCTTCGGGGTCTATTTTTTTCATTAAATAAATGCATGGCATATACAGATAACAAACTAGTCAAGACTGCGTACAGTTCCAACAAGTACACAGAAAAAGACATCGAAGATCTACTAAAATGCACGGATCCGATTAACGGACCCCATTATTTCCTTGACAACTTTTTCTATATCCAACATCCTACTAAAGGCAAATTAAAATACGAACCGTTTGAGTATCAAAAAAGATTAATTGACAGTTATCACGGAAATCGTTTTAATGTAAATCTACTACCTCGTCAAACAGGTAAGACAACAACAGCAGGCGGATATCTATTATGGTACGCTATGTTTATTCCTGATGCCACAGTATTAGTAGCAGCTCACAAATTTACAGGTGCCCAAGAAATTATGTCGCGTATTCGATATGCCTACGAATTATGTCCTGATCATATACGCTGTGGTGTGAAAAGTTATAACAAACAAAGTATTGAATTTGACAACGGGTCGCGTATTATTGCACAGACAACAACTGAAACAACTGGTCGAGGTTTGTCTCTATCATTGCTATATGCAGACGAGTTTGCATTCGTTGAACCTAACATTGCCGTTGAATTCTGGACATCCATTTCACCTACATTGGCAACAGGTGGTAAAGCTATTATTACATCAACACCTAACAGTGATGAAGATCAGTTTGCCAACATATGGAAAGAAGCTAATCACAGATTTGACGAATTTGGCAATGAACAAAAATTGGGGAAGAACGGATTCTTTCCATTCAGAGCATACTGGAATGAGCACCCTGATCGTGATGAAGCATGGGCCAATGAAGAACGAAGCCGTATTGGAGAAGAACGCTTCCGTCGAGAACATGACTGCGAATTCTTAGTATTTGATGAAACATTGATTAACAGTATTTGTCTTGCTGGCATGGAGGGCGATGAACCTTACATGAAAATGGGTCAAGCACGTTGGTATAAAAAGGTCGATCCTATGAGTACCTATCTACTAGCATTAGATCCTAGCTTGGGTACAGGTGGAGACCCAGCCGCTATTCAGATATTAGAAATTCCCAGTTTTGAACAAGTGGGTGAATGGCAACACAACTTAACTACCATTCAGGGGCAGGTGCGTATCCTCAGAGATTTATGTAACTTCATTAATGACGAATGTGCCAACAAAGGCATGCAGTCAAGCATATACTATTCAGTAGAAAACAACAACATTGGCGAAGCGGCACTGGTTGCCATTGAAGAAATAGGCGAAGAAAGCATACCTGGCTTGTTTCTAAGCGAGCCTATTAAGAAAGGGCATGTACGACGTTTCCGCAAGGGGTTTAACACTACAAACTCAAGTAAAATTAATGCCTGTGCCAAACTAAAACACCTAGTAGAAAGCAAAAGATTCCGTGTTCGAAGTAAACCGTTAATCAGTGAACTTAAAGGATATATTGCAAAAGGCGTTAGTTTTGAAGCTAAAGTAGGCCTACACGATGACCTAGTCAGTGCTACATTACTGGTTATACGCATGGCATTAATGCTACAAGAATGGGATCCTGCTATCTACGATAAAATGCGAGAAGAGCGCTTCGACGAGTTTATCATGCCCATGCCCATATACATCAGCAATTATTAATAAATAACACATATGAAAGCTATCCAATTAATCTCTCAAGACTTGTTCGACAAAGTCCGCAGCCGTTTTACCAATTTAGAAATGGGCGACGAAACAGGTGCGGTCACTATCGACCCCGCCGAAGCACGTTTCTTCGATTTTGACTTTGTCAACGAAGGTGTAAATTTAGGCCGTGTTAGCATCAGCTTAAACGACCTGGGTAGCTTAAAGATTTACTACAGTCAAGGTATTACAGAAAATCAAGACGACCCTAGCAAACAAGTTTGGTACGGTTTCTTGAAAGAAATGCGTATGTTTGCCATGCGTAGATTACTGCGTTTTGACACACGCGACATTGCTAAAACAAATCTTGACAGAAATGATTTTCAACATCTTGCTGCAACGCAAGCCCCTAAGGAAGAAGACCCTACTATGAACATGACCGAATCACGTTGGAACCAAAAGAGTTCTAAGAAAACTAGCCGCGCAGTCAAAGGTGCAACTGAAGTTATTGTAAGACATCACAAAGCAGTTGACGAAATGTATGCAGGTTCTCGCAGCCAACGAAATAACATCAAGGCAATTTACATTCAAAATAAAGACGGGGAAAGATTTAAATATCCGTTCATTCATCCAGCAGGCGCATTTGCTATGGCTCAACACGTTGACCATGGTGGTGTCCCGCACGACCCAGCCGGCAAGGCCATCGTTCGTATGAGTGAACAGATTGCTCAACTACAAGAATTCCAAAGACAAGTACAACATACAAGTCTACATGATGACGCTATGGGAATTACAGAAAGGGCCGTAGGCCGATTAAATGAACTAAAAGCAACTATTGAAGCACTAAGCAAGCGTCATCATTATGAATCATGGGTAGGAGAATTAGCAGGCGTAGACCAAGGCGATGACCTGATGGAACTAGATCCTGTGACCATGGAAACTTATAAGGCAAAATTTACAGAAACAAATTTCAAAGAAGATCTAGCAAGTTTCTTTCCATTGATTCACAGAATCATGCAAGAAACAAATACAATAGACCTAGAAGAATATGTAAGCGAAGAATCAGACATTTGTCCAGATTGCAAGGAAGATCCTTGTGTATGTGGAACCAGCGTTAAAGAAAATGCATTTAGCAAATTTGAAGAATGGGCAGAAGCTACAGAACAAGGCCAATTAACAGACGACGAAATCGAAGCACTTAAACAAGCAATGAACGAACTGCCTAACGGCGAATTAGAATTAGGTCCTGACGGTCAAACAGCATGGCAATTTTTCAGCGGCTTGGGTCTAACTGATTCTGACTTAGAAGATAAATTTAAATCAGCATCTGACTTAGATCCATCTGCTGATCCTATGGAAGTTTTAAAAATGTGGGCTCAAGAAAGCTACCCAGAATTATTAGTAGCACTAGGCTTAACAGGTTCAGGTCAAGAAGAACCACCTGCACCAGAAATGCCGCCGGCTGCACCTGCTCCGGCAGCTCCTCCTGCTCAACCTCCAGTTGCTGAAGGTAAAGAAGGCAATATGGTACAGGAAGTTGCCAAGATTGTTAAGAGTTTTTACAATCGTGACAATCCAGAAGTTGGTCCTTTCCGTGGGGGAGAAGGTATTGCTCTTGACGTTAAAAAACAAATTGCAGAAAAATTTGGTGAAGAAGCTGGCGAACAGGCAGCTCAAATGGCAGAACAATTTATGAACAAATTAACCATGGAATGGCAACAGCGTCATGGCACACCAGTTAATGGTGATGACGGTCTAGCAAGATTAAAAGAACTAGTAGGCAATATTAAAGGTCGTGTTGAAGAAATGGGCGGGGAAAAGAATCCTCAACATAGTCACCAATATGATACTACAATGAAACACGCAGATAATCCATCTGTCCAACAACGTATGGCAGCACATGATATCAAACCAGGTATTGCAGGCTACCGAGATCGTATCGATATGTTAAAAGATTTAGAGCGTACAGGCAAATTAAAAGGTCAAGAAGAAGCATATAATCCCAACAGTGCCGATGCAGAACATCGTCGCGGTGTAGAAGCATCACACGAAAAACATTTGAAAGATAAAGCAGCTGGCGGAGACAAAGGTGCCCAAGCAAGATTAGATGCACTGGCACAGAAAAAAGAACGTATGAGAAACGACTACGATGCTCGCATGGAACGTGAAGGCGTGGACAAGAGCCAGGTACCTGCGTACAAGCGCAAGGAACAAGGCGGTGACTGGAAAATGTCTACTAAAGATTTAGAAAAAGAAAAAACCAATAGCCCAACTAGCTCTGCCGGATTGGCACGTAAAAAAGCAGAATTGGGTATGAGTGAAGAACTAGCGTCAATTATGAAATTATCCGGATTGGCAAAATAAACCATATTATCTGCACCTTTTAGGTTGCAAATATAAATAAAACTGTGTATAGTTAATGCTATGCACAGTTTTTCTTTTAGTCAGTTGGCTTTAAGGAAGCGGCACATAAAACTTTATTAAGGAAACATTATTATGGCAACGTTAGCAGAAATTCGCGCAAAACTTCAACAGAGCGCACAAAATACCGGCGGATCATCCGGCGGCGACAACGCAATCTTTCCACACTGGAACATCGCAGAGAATACAAACGTAACAGTTCGTTTCTTGCCCGATGGCGACACAAACAACACTTTTTTCTGGTTAGAGAGAGCAATGATTAAATTGCCTTTCGCTGGAATTAAAGGTGAAACAAATTCTAAGCCCGTGACTGTGCAAGTCCCCTGTATGGAAATGTGGGGCGAGACTTGTCCAGTTCTTACTGAGGTTCGTCCTTGGTTTAAAGATAAGAGCTTGGAAGATATGGGTCGTAAGTACTGGAAGAAAAAGTCTTACCTATTCCAAGGATTTGTTGTTGACAGCAAGTTCAAAGAAGACCGTACTCCAGAAAATCCAATTCGTCGATTCATCATTGGTAGCCAGATTTTTAACATTGTTAAGAACGCACTAATGGATGCAGAGATCGAAGAATTGCCAACAGACTACGTTCGTGGTTTGGATTTTAAGATTGCTAAAACATCGAAAGGTGGTTACGCTGACTACTCTACTAGTACTTGGGCTCGTCGTGAACGTGCATTGAGCGAAGAAGAAAATGCGGCTATTGCACAACATGGTTTGTTCAAACTGTCAGACTTCTTGCCTAAGAAGCCAGGTGCAGTTGAACTCAAAGTTATCAAAGAGATGTTTGAAGCATCTGTTGATGGCGAGGCATATGATCCAGATCGTTGGAGTCAGTACTTCAAGCCAGCAGGCTTTGGCGGTCGTGATGAAGCCGGTAGTTCTTCAACTCCTGCTCCGGCACCTAAGGCAGCACCTGCTCCAGTAGCTGAAGAAGCGGCACCGTGGGAAGAAGAAGTTGCAACAGCAGAGAAATCATTTACTCCTCCAGCCGCAAAAGCTGAGAGCGCAGGTGGTGAGGCATCGAGCAGAGCAGCCGATATCATTGCGATGATCCGTAATCGCCAAAGTACTTAATTAGGAGATAGACATGGGAAAGGCCTTCGACATTTCGAAGTTCCGTAAGTCTATCACTAAAAGTATTGATGGCTTAGGAATTGGGTTTAACGACCCTACCGATTGGATTTCAACCGGTAACTATGCCCTGAACTATCTTATCTCAGGGGACTTCTACAAGGGAGTTCCCCTGGGCAAAGTAACAGTTTTTGCGGGCGAATCTGGTGCAGGTAAATCATATATCTGCTCTGGCAACATTATTAAATCAGCACAAGAACAAGGTATCTTTGTTGTGCTAGTTGATAGTGAAAACGCTCTAGATGAGAAATGGCTTCTTGATCTAGGCGTTAATACAAGTGAAGAAAAACTTCTGAAACTTAACATGGCTATGATTGACGATGTGGCAAAAACCATCTCTGAATTCATGAAAGAGTACAAAGTTATGCCCGAAGACGGTCGTCCGAAGGTATTGTTTGTAATCGACTCTTTAGGTATGTTGTTAACGCCCACAGACGTGAATCAGTTCGAAGCAGGTGAGATGAAAGGTGATATGGGTCGTAAACCTAAAGCACTTACATCACTTGTTCGTAATTGTGTTAACATGTTTGGTTCGTGGAATGTAGGTATGGTTTGTACAAATCACACTTACGCTAGCCAGGACATGTTTGATCCAGATGACAAGATTAGTGGCGGCCAAGGATTCATTTATGCGAGCTCTATTGTTGTTGCTATGCGTAAATTAAAACTAAAAACTGACGCAGATGGTAATAAGACTACAACAGTTAACGGTATCCGTTCAGCTTGTAAGATTATGAAAACACGTTATTCTAAGCCATTTGAATCAGTGCAAGTTGAGATTCCTTACACAACAGGTATGAGTCCACACAGCGGATTGGTTGACTTGTTTGAAGCTAAAGGTATGTTGAAGAAAGAAGGCAATAGTCTTGTTTATACAACTACAGAAGGTGAAGTAATCAAACAATTCCGTAAAGCATGGGATCGTAATGAAAAAGAAGGTTTGTCTATCATGATGGAAGAAATTTCTAAGAATGGTATGAAAACTGAAGCTACAGCATTAACAGAAGACACCGAGGAGGCATAATGGAAGAAGATTTAATCATCGAAGTATGGGATACATTCAGAGAATATGTCTCTGATAAAAACAAAGAAGTTGCCGCAAATCAATATATTGATTTTTTAATAGGCAAAGATGTTGAGTTGTCAGTCCTTCAAGGTTTGATGGGTTATGATACCCATCTCGACAATGCAATCCAGTTAGTTGTAGATGAAAACAAAGATGACGAAGAAGACATCGACGAAGAAGACTACGATTACGGCGAAGACATGGACTGAGTATGTCATGGTACTCTAAAGTAAGCAAAGACATATCATTTCTTCCTGACTGTATAGAGCACTTTTATAAAGAACTAGATTCTGCAAGGTATGAGGTTAAAATACACGGCAACGTAGAAAAAGCCTCAGCCCATTTACCGGGTATTGTTGAACAACGATTCAATCAGCTTCAAGAAATTGAAGCTGTTCTTGAATATTTGAATATCGAACTAAGACGTACCCGCAGTAAAGCATTCAAGAAATACCTAGAAAGCTATCAAAGGGCATTGAGCAGTCGAGACGTTGAAAAGTATGTCGATGGTGAAGCAGATGTAGTTGATATGGAAAAGATTATCAACGAATTTGCTCTGCTACGTAATCAATGGTTGGGTATTGTCAAGGCGTTGGATATAAAACAATGGCAACTGAGTAATATCATCAAACTTCGAACCGCCGGACTAGAAGACGTAGTACTGTAAACAAAAAGGAGACTTGCTCTCCTTTTTATTTTGTGTTATAATAACTTTATGTATATTGAAGACCTAATTATTGCCCTGGCTATTAGCCGCAATGTGTCAATGAATCCATATGATTCAAAATTGATATACAGTTTTCACGATCAAATATCACGTGGATCCGGATTTACAGAAAAACAAGAATTATTGTCTGTAAAAATTCTCAAAAGACAGGTATCAAAGTTAAATTCTATTTTTGGCAAAGATATTTTGCCATTTTTGGAAAATCCTGGATTCAGACTAGCTCGCAGGTTAGTGTCCTCATTCAAGCGCATCAGCGTACTAGAGCATCCTAACTTTGGAAAGACTATCAAAGTTGAATTTCCATTCAATGAATCCTTGTTGACAAGAATTAGAGAAGAAAAACCTAAACTAAACATGGCACAATGGGATGCAGAACAAAAATCCTGGATTTTTTCATTAGATGAGCGGTCATTGACATTTTTAGGTCGTGTTGCCATTGAAGAAAATTTTATAGTTGACGAAGAATTTGAAAATTATCAAAATCAAATTAGAGAAATTGAAGGTACTATTGAGCAGTACATTCCTATGTTATCATTTAATGACAAAAATCTGAAATTTTTGAATATTTCTGAAAAAATAGCTCAACCTACCAATACGAACATTATTGAAAATTTGTTCATGGCAAGAAAATTGGGAATTTTTACCTGGGACGAGACCATTGAAGAAACTGATGAGTGGAAAAATGCCGACCTGGCAGTTAGAAAATTCTTACAAACAGATCCCGGAGAAACTATTTCAATAAATTCGGAAGAAAATGGTATTTTTCCTCTCAACGATATTGTAAAATATATGTCACCAACATTATTTGTAATACCAGGTGGTAGTGAAATGGAAAAATTAGAAAAATCTTTAAACTTTTTAAAAGCCAATGACATTACCAACGAAGAAATTAGTGTGCTGTTTAGACTACCCAGCGAAACTGGTGAAAAATTCAATAATTTTGTGAGAGAAGAGAAGTTAAACTCTAGTATCAGTGAAAAAACTAAAGCAGTGTTTATTAGTAGTAAGGTTCCTAAAACAATCCTTGACAAAAAAATAAAATTTAATTGTGTAGTAAATTTTAACTTTTATAATATTCATTATTCTATCAAAAATTTACTAAATTGGCACCATAACGTGATCCATATGTTAGACAACAACAAAACAAGGACCTTAGATTTTGGCATCATGTAAAATTATTATCAAGGATGAAGTAAATGTTAAGATTGAAAATTTAGATCTTGATGCACGTAAGGCCTTGGTCAAAAAATTCAAGTATGAAGACCCCACCGCTCGGTTTAGACCAGCTTACAAACTAGGTCGATGGGATGGTAGTATCAGCTTCTTTGGCCTCGGCGGCACTACCTACATGAGTATGCTACCGCAGGTCCTTGAGTATCTTGAAGCAAAGAACTATTACATTGAATTGGAAGATCATCGACGCCCAACGGCACTAAGTTTCCCTGAAATTTCTGAGGAATTTTGGGGTGATCAAACGTGGCCCATAGGTCATCGATTTGCTGGAGAAAAGATTAGACTGCGTGATGACCAAGTTGAAGTTATCAATAAGTTTTTAGAAAACCCTCAGTGCATTCAAGAAATTGCCACTGGATTTGGCAAGACAATTACCACCGCAACTTTGGCAAAAATCTGTGAAAAATACGGAAGAACAATAACCATAGTTCCTAACAAGTCACTGGTTGAGCAAACCGAAGAAGACTTCCTTAACTGCGGTTTAGATGTAGGTGTGTACTACGGTGACAGAAAAAACCTAGACAAAACACATACTATTTGCACTTGGCAAAGTTTGAATATTTTAGACAAAGGTTCCAAGGAATTTGACGGTGAAGAACAACTGTTACGTCTAGCTGAATTGTTAGATGGAGTTAGTTGTGTCATGGTTGATGAGGTACATATGGCCAAGGCAGAAGTATTAAAGAATCTGTTAACACGCAATCTTTCTAACGCACCTATACGTTGGGGGTTGACTGGTACAGTACCAAAAGCAGACCACGAATTTCAAGCCCTACGTGCTAGTCTAGGGGAAGTTGTGCATCGTGTTAAAGCTCACGAACTTCAAGAAAAAGGTGTGCTCAGTGATTGCCACGTGACAGTAATTCAAACAGCAGAGTGGAAAGAGTTTGAAAGTTATGCAGGAGAATTAAAATACCTTGTCACTGACGAAACCCGTATGAATTGGATCAGCAACCTTATTAATGGTATTTCTGAAACAGGCAATACTCTAGTATTAGTTGACAGAATTGAGTCGGGTCAATTAATTATTAACAACATTCCAGACAGCGTGTTTGTCTCGGGCTCAATGAAAACTAAAGATAGAAAAGATGAGTATGACGAAATTAAAACTGCTACTAACAAGATTATTGTGGCGACTTACGGTGTGGCCGCTGTGGGTATTAATATCCCCCGTATTTTTAATATGGTTCTTTTGGAGCCCGGAAAGAGCTTTGTCCGAGTTATACAAAGCATTGGGCGAGGCATTAGAAAAGCAGACGACAAGGACTTCGTCCAGATCTGGGACCTTACGGCATCTACAAAGTACGCGAAGAGGCATCTTACAGAACGCAAGAAGTTTTATAAAGAAGCCAAGTATCCGTTTGAAATACAAAAAGTGAAATATCAATAATGCAAATTTTAACATTAGAAAACAAAACATTCTATTTGAATGACCTACCAGAGGAAGTAGATGAGGATTTAAGATTCTCAGTACTTGACAATAGTGATAATCAAAATCCTGATTATTTCTTCATTCCTCTTATCTTCCTTGAGAGTTTTACAGGACCAGCAGCCGTATTAAAGATTGGACCATACGACCTTACCATGCCATTAGATTGGTGTACTATAGTTGGTGATCCAGAAGGACCTGACATGGAAGTGCTGCCATTGACAAGTCTAAATGATCGTGGGTTTAAGACGTATTGTTTTAATCCTATCAGTGGATTTAGGCCGGAGTTTCATGAGATAGACATTATAGACATCTACCCAGATGTTAAATGGTACTTTCCTAAAATGAAACCTGGTCAACTTTTATGCACTCCACTAATTGGCGGCGACAAACCGATGTGTTCTTACTTTGTCAAAGAAGTTAGTCGTCAAAGTGAAATTGTAGATTACACTAAATGTTGGTAAATTATGGGCACACTAACTCCAGGCGCTACATATATCTATGAACGTAATGGTGAAGAAATCTACGCCAGAGAAGTTGGGGCTTCGGTCCAATCTAGAAAATTAGTCGGCTATCAATATCAAAACGAAAAAGATCCAAGGACTCCTGACGGGCGGCCGCTATACGAACATATAAAAGAAGATAGACTTTGGGGAGAGATCCGACGTGAAGCCCGGACAAACCCTGCCTTGCAAAAAGCCATGGAACAGTGTATAATAATATATCATCTAAGTAAAAACAAGGAAACAATAGATTGGCACCCGGTATGAAGTTTCATGGAATAATGGCGCAAGAAGTAATGCGTATTGGTTCCAACGGAAGTATTGGTATTGGTACTAGTTCCCCGAGCACAACACTGGGTGCATGGGGAGAATGGCAAGAGATACAAAAACTTGCAGAAACTAATCCTGCTGTAAAAATTGCATTAGACAAATTAATGACTGTTTATCATTTGAGTAAAGATCATGGCAACAACAAAACCTAAAAAAGAACCAAAGAAAAGAGCACTTGATTTAACTCGAGTGTTGTCTGCCGTTGACAACAAGAATTATGAATTCTATGACAATCTTACAGCCGCAGAATTAAAAGAATTTAGTCCTTATGTATTGTTGAGATTTGTTAGTAGCGTTGGATCTAATGACAGAGACATACAAGAATGGTTTGTAGAAATGACCAATGAAATGGTCAATAAACACCATTGGACACTAAGCAAGAATCATGAAAAATTACTTTGGTTATTGTATGCCGCTGCCGGTGCAGGTATTAAGAGTTATCATCCCTATCTCCCTGCAATGAAGGCAGACTTTGACAAGTTTGAAAAACTGTTAGCTATCCTACATCCAACATATAAGATGGATGAGATTAAATTACTAGCCAGTGTAATGACAGATGAAGAAAAGCTAGAGTTATTTGACAAAATGGGTTTTGATAAAAAAGATAGAAAAGAATATCAATGATAGCACTTGTGGAGCAGCCTTTTATTTGTGTACATTGTAGCAAGAGTTTCATGAAAGAAAAAACTCTTGTTGCTCACATGTGCGAAAGAAAACGCAGAGCATTACAAGAAACTGAGAAGCGAGTGCAAGCCGGCTTCATGGCCTATAATAGATTCTATCAACTTACGCAAGGCAACAAAGTTCCCAAGAACTATGACCACTTTTGCAACTCTGCTTACTACAATGCCTTTGTGAAGTTTGGTAGCTTTGTCAATAATGTGAATCCACTGTATCCTACTAAGTTCATTGACTTTGTTATTAAAAGTGGTGTTAAGTTGGACCACTGGTGCAGGGACGAACTCTATGAACAGTATCTATTTGAAACTGTAAAAACTGAACCTGTCGAAGCCGCAGTACAAAGAACTTTACAAACAATGATGGAATGGGGTGATGAGCATAATGCAAATTTTGCACATTACTTTAACTATGTTAGTCTTAATAAAGCAGTTCATGATATTGTCAGCGGCAAGATCAGTTGTTGGGTTTTATTAAATTGCAACTCGGGCAAAGACATGGCAGGTAAGATGAATGACGAGCAATTAGCAATGATTGCACCTGCATTTGACATCAAGTATTGGTTAAAGAAATTTAAAGAATTTCCTGCAGATGTAGCACTGGTTAAAGAGATACTTGCCGAGGCAGGAGTCAAATGACTGTGATTAAACTGTTAGATAAAGACCCTAATGAAGTTATAGATATAG